GTCTCCAACATCAACTTGGCCCAAGGCATCAACAACAGCAGCTCCCGCTCCCGCACCGTCGAGGTAGACAATCTTAGCCGCCCCCGTAGGTATGGTGACGTTAGCGCCGGAGCCTTGTGAGATGTTTATGGACTGACCGCCTGTAGTAGCGTTCTCGATCCACATGACACGAGAGACCGTGTTTGGCCCAATGGTCAGCGTTCTAGTCGCCGTAAGAGTCGCGCTAGATGTAACCTTGAAATACAACGCACGAGCCGGATCAGTCGCGCCATCTGCTACCGTGGTACTAGCGTCAGCGTCAGTAGGAAATCCGTCCTGAGTGTTGTACCCCAGAGCATCACCGATCAGCTCAAGGTTAGTGTTTGTACTCGTACCCCAAGTGCCGCTCTCGTCACCTGTGGCAATCTCTTTTAATCTTAGATTGTTTACATAAGTAGCCATCTATATCTCCAGTGACTATAACGAAGCATCGCCCGTAGCTGCGGGAACGCTGGTTGCATATATCTTGGTGCTTTGTTTCAGAGACAAAGTCTGACCACAATCAGAACAAGTATCAGCCTCTAACTCAGACTCATCAAGATCAAAACCACAATTGGCACAAACTATCTCTATTTCGTGCTTGGGGTCGATCACGCCATCTATGCTCTTAGCTTCATTCACCTTTATCATGCGGCTATCTCCGTCCAAATTGTACCCGTAGTAGGCGTTATCTCTGACCAACTGGTGCCGGGGTTGGGGACTATTTCTCCCCATATCAATACGTTTCCTACTTCTCCAACAGCCTGTACCCCAGTCGGGTACACTTTTGCCGTTCCTGTTTCTGTTGTCGATCCTAGTCCAGTAGTTCCTTGGACCCCTGTAACATTGACCTCTATAACAAGGTCTACTGTGGCCGTTCCTAGCGCCGTCGTACCCTGTACGCCGGTAACATTTACTGTCGCAATACCAGTAACAGTCGGGCTTCCAAGCTCTCCTGTCGCTGCAACTCCTGTGACTTCAACACTAGCTGTTGCTATGGGTCCGGCTACACCTAATGCCGTTGTGCCTTGGACCCCTGTTACCGCGACAATCGCATCTGCTTCTACAGACGCAGTGCCTATCTGGCCAGTCGCTGCGTTGCCTAATACATCAATGGCACCATCGCCATTGGCAACGACATTCCCTAGCGTAGTAGTCGCCTCGACTCCTGTTACAGAGACCGAAGCACCTAAACTCAGTGCCGCTGTGCCTAACGCAGTGGTTCCCTGTACGGAAATACTGCCCTCGCCAAAAGCAAAATCGCCCCATCCTGCGCGACCCCAACCGTCTAAATAGACGATGGCATCCCAAACGGCATAGTTGGCGATACCTGTGGCGCTTACGCCTGTTACAGATACCGTGGCGTTTGCCTGCGCCGTTGCAGTACCAAGTCCTGTAGTACCACTGATACCCGTTACAGCTACCGTAGCTGCACCAGAAACGGCTACACTTCCTACCTGCCCAGTGCCCAAGGGCATAGCTGGGCTATTGTTGCCCCATTCTCCGGCACCCCAAGTGCCGTAGTTCCATCCACCTAATGGGACAACAACGTCAGCCATCTAGCACCTTCTACGCAATACGAATTATCGCGTTGCTAGAGTCCGCAGTCGGGAACACAATAGTAAAATCACCGGCTGTAGACGTCTTGTCTGCGCCAAAATCAAGCACAGCCACGGCCTTGTCAGACTGTGTGCTGTTGTAGATCAACGCGCCACGAGCAGTAATAGTCGCAGTAGACCAAGTAGTATCGTTAAAGTCAGTGAACGCTGTAGTGCCAGAGCTAGTAGGTGCTACCGCAGTCAACGCATTTCCACCCGCAACATAGCCAGTACCAGAAACTTCGTTAGTCACGCTGTAGGCTGTAGTCGTAGCATCCAGAGCTGCAGAGCTGGTGTACAAGGCAATGTACATACTGTCCGCAGTGGTGTCACCACGAGCAACAGTTGTTCCAAATGCGTGTATACCGTTAAGAAGCTCCACTTTGAAGCTCGTACACATTGCTTGAGTAATAGCCATAAGGGGCCTCTCCTATAATTTACGGATTATGTTGGCCAACTCATTTTGGCCTTGCTTTTCGAGTTCTGCACAAACAGTGGTCCTATCTGATTTGATGGCCTCTTTCATGTAAAACACCAAAACTTCTCTGATTTGCTCTTTAAATACCAGAGCCTGTGCTTTGACCTGCTCATCAGCAGTGTCACTCACAGAAATTAACTTTGCCAGAGCGCGATCTGCTAACTCTTCTGGCGTCCACCCCCGATTACTGGTGGTATGGACATCTACCTTAAAACCGTTGTCAAACGTCGTTTGAACGCCTTGGATCATGGGCCGGGACTCTCTGATTTAATGGGTATCCTAATCATGCCATCACGATATTCGTCACGACGACGGCGCCCTTGTTGCTCAATTCCCAGACCTTGAACAGCCTGCTGATAGCTGTTTTCAAAATACTGCATCATGTCAACAGGACCTTTGGTGTAACTATACGCCTGAATAAGAGTGGCATAAAGCAATGCTTCAGGAGCCTTATTACTTATCCAAGTTGTTGTATTCGTTGAGGAAAGCTGTGCTGGCCTGTAGATGTAACCTAGCTGCACTGAGTAAGTCGTGCTTGGCGTCGGTGCTATACAAAAATTGCTTTCATCCCAAACCGAGTAATACTTTGGTACTCCGGTTTCGGTAAAATCAGGCCAATATTCCTTAATAAAAGAATTGTCCCTGAAGTCTAAAAATATCTGGTCTCCTGCTGCATCAGTAAATATCAGGTATCGATGCGTCAATATGTCCGATGGCATTGTCAAAAAACGGTCGCCACTGGTCATAGAAGCAGTTGATTCTTTTTTAAATACATCGAGGTCGATGTCCCTAAGAATCCTGTTCTCGGCCATTGTGATGAATGTATTAATCACACTGTTAGAGAAGACATTACTGTCCACCTCAGTGTAATTTCTTATGTTTGTCACTAACTCATCGTATGTCATGGCGTCACCACGGTAACATTGCCTATTTCACCTACTCCCTCCACCGCTATCGTAGACGGGGCAGGCTGCATAGAATTTGGTATCGTCTCGAAAGGAGTGTCTCCTCCTGCGTTGTTGACAACGACAGTCAAGGGTTCAGTCCTATCTGGCCTCGGATTGGTTAGTGCTATCGCATCGCCTCTATATTGCAGAGGCTCAATCTGAGGCTCTTTTGGCTCATAGTCTTCTGGACAGACCATGAACCCTTTCCAGTTCTTTTTTAGGTCCAGATAGCGGTATCTTCTACCGCAGTAATCACACAGACCGTAGGAAAATTTACCAGTTGCCGTAGCCATTTCAATACTCTATCTGAGGCACAAAATGGACGCTGGCAGTATCCCTGTCCTCCAGCGCGGCTTTTTGGAAATCTTCCTCATAAATCTGTTTCAAAAGCCCTATTCGATCAGGTGCGTATTTCAAGGAAAGCATGTAAGCCAGACCAGAAGCTAAACAAGGCAAAAACCTGAAGTTCACGTCACTTGTATTAGTGTAGTCACCAGCATCCTGTATCCGTCGAATCCGGTAATAAACCAAGGTGTAGGCTTTGTCAGCTGTCGGATACAAGTACACAGTTGGCGTAGTTGTTCTCTCAACGTAAAACTGCGACGGCCTAGCCTTTGTCAGCTTATTAGGGAGGTCTAAGTACTCTGACCGGCCTATCCTATCTATGCTGATGTCCTGCTGCTGGCCGTTTATCGTGTCTCGTATCACAGCGGAAAGCACGTTTACCGTATCCGCTCCCGGCGCGATTGTAGTGGTGCCGTCAGCCAGTACAGCAGTGGCCTGCTCAATAGTCCAAAGGTTAAGACCCCTGTTGGCCCAATCTGAGAATAATAGATTCAAAGAACGACGAGCTGATGACAGCTGATATCCAGCTGTCATTCTCATGCCACAACGCTCAAACGCCTCTTCTATGAGGTCGTCAATGTTGAGATCAAATGTTGCTGTTCCTGAGGTCGCCATCGAGCAACTGCCTATAGAAATTAGTTCGTAGCTCGTACATCTCCGCTACATTGTATTCCCTAAAATACTTGTCGTAGTATCCAAGGGGCCTTAGTTTTTCTGCGGCTTTCTCTAGCTTAGATAATCGCTGCACAAAAAACATTGCATACTGTGTCTCTGTCTCCCCTTCAAAAGTCCCGTCATCAATAAGCTCATTCGACTCGTCTTCTGGATGAAATCCCATTACCCAAAAATCTTTGTCTTCAAAAGCTTCGTCTGCAATAGCTTCATTTAAGCTATCCACAAAATAATGAAACTTATCTGGGTCCTCTACAAACTCTGTGTCCGCTATAATGATTAACTCTTTTGAGTCATCCCATTCGCTTAGAGTCACATAAAGGGTCCTGTAATCCTCACTGTCCGTTTTAAAAAGTATGTTTACTTTGTTTTCTTGCCACGCTGCCTTGGCATACGGGCAAGGCGGTAAGTTGTTAAAATCAGAGCTACTGACCTCTAAGGCATACTTAGACCAATCTCTGATCTCCTTTAATATGCCGGTTCGGTCAGCGTCCGTAATCATTTCTTTTTCATTGCCATGCCGGCCATGCCGCCGCCGCGCATTTTCTTTATAGGCATTTTCTTCTTGGCCATACCGCCGCCGCGCATGCGCTTAACTCCACGACCTTTCAGTACATCGGCTTGTGTTACTTTGCCGTCTCCCGTCAGATCAGGAAACTTGCCTTTTTTGTTAGCCATGCCGCCTTTGGCCATCATGACCTCAACTTTAGGGCTAGGGGTCGAAAGTTTTTTGTTACGAGGCCCTGAGGAAACCGCTCCACCTCCTCGAGTTGCTGCGCCCATTCCACGTCCAGCCATCTTGATTACCTCACTCGTCTATGACGTTTTACTTTTTTAGCAACCTTTTTAGGCTGCGCCGAAACCTGTTTACCTTTGGCAGCATCTGCACGTTTCTTGCGTGTTGTAGCTGCGTATTCCTTATTGCTTAAAGACTTAATAGCTTTTGCAGGCAAATATCTCTCACCTGTGGCTTTGGGTCCTTGCGTCGAAGGCTTACCGCTTTTTGTTCTCCACTTTTGCTTTGTCCAAGACTTCAAGGATTTTTGGGACTTCTTGAGTGCCATTAATCTCTGTAGCCTCCACCTTTCGACTTATACTGCTTGGCTAACATTTGCGCTTTACGTGCAGACCACTGGCCCGGCTTACCGCCTTTTCCTCCAGCCTTTATTTGATTAAAGAGCTGTTTTCGCATAGTGGGCTTCGTATAGTTGCCCGCTTTATTTACAGAAGACTTTTGGACTGCGCCTCCGGTAGCCTTTCGGACCACCTTCTTTTTTGCCGCTTTT